CAACATTCACTGCTGATAAACAGGACTATGCAATGTCTAATGGTGTCTCCAATATTCTGATTGATGACTTCGGAAAGAACATCACAGCCTGGAAAAAACAAGGCGGCATTGGCATTAAGTATGTGACGGCGAATGATGTCATTGGTAAGTTACATCAAATCTTTAATCCTCAAGGTATTTCTTAGCAAGCACGATCCCGTGTTGTGTAAAAAGAGGTCGCCATTCGAAGAACTTAGGACCATGAGTCATTCGTTGGTGTCTTGTGAACTCATAGACATGAATCATCTCATGAGCAAGAATGGTGATAAACAGTTTTCGATCTCGGAACACAGGACGAAGCTTCACTACCAGAGCGTCCCTAGACCGTATATACATGCAAATGCCCAGAGCACCTTTCATGACTCCTATTCGGAATTCAATGTCGGTGGATCTGGGCAGTATCCCATCGAAGATCGTCTTATTCAGTATCGAATAATTCAACCGAATCGATCTAAGCGTGGGGTGATACACACTAAATTCTATTACAGAATACTTCTATCTTCTTCTCATCAGACCAACTCTGACAGTAGTCATTGTCCTCATCACAAATAGACAAAACATCCGCCTCAGAAAGGATCTTGTAATCCAGGATGAGTTCACCAATATGCTTCTGAGAGAACTCATTGGCTTCCTCCATCACGACGCTATCCATTGCCCATTCTGGATGATCCTCAGGTGTCTCAATCATATAACGATGGCGCATGGTGGAGATTGTCTCCACCATTACCCAGACTTTTTTTTCACTTGTGGTTGTCATAATTTAATATTTTTTCTTTCCCAAACTGTACTTAGTCACCAGCATCCATTCATCCTTCTCAGAGAAGGGTAGGATTTTGATTTTGTTGTAGCTGCAAAAGGTGGTCATCGTAGACGGATAGGAGTATATATCCTTTCCTGTCTCATCGGTTGCCATAAATCTAGAACCCACAATCGTACACAGTCCCCATTCCTGAAGCAGACGAGCAATAGAATTCCGACGTGCAATATCACTGTCGTCGATTGTATGAGGTCTGCCATCTAACCAGAACAGTTCCTTGAAGTGGACGATGTAATATTTTCCCTTCTTGTGAAGAACATGACATGACTGATAAAGCTTCTTATCTCTGTTTGAGGAGATTCCCACTCGGGTGAGAGTCTCCTTTATCTTGAGGAAGCTGTCGTTATCAGGCAGTTCAATTTCAATAAAGGTTGATACAATGTCGTCTGGGTTCATAATATTTCTCTGTTCCTAAGGTATTATTTAGTCGGAAGAGAAAGTTACTTTCTGCTGATCCCTCCTCGGTCTAATGATTCTTTCATTAGATGAAGAGATTCTTTTGAGATCAAGGGCATCATCTCTTTGGCTTTCTTTGTGCTGATGCTATAATAGTCTTTGATCACCACCGCATCAGGATCTACCTTTACTTTCAGCCAGGGGCTGTATCGATTCTTCTTCCTCACCGAATGTAACAGATACTTGTATTGTAATACTTTTGGAATGGCGGATCTCTGATTCATCTCATTCACCTGAAGAATTGTATCAGGATAGAAAGACATTGATCGATTTACCGCCCATGCAGGATAGTCAGACTCATTAAATGAATCAATGAGATCAGAGTCCTTGGTGAGGTTGATGGATTTCAGGATGTCCTTGAGTTCTGGCATATTATTTCCATACACAGTCTGCCATGAGCAGGATAAACATAGCCGACAGATTGATTTCGGCATCAGCCACGAATGCTGACTTGTATTGATAGTCAGCCAGATGAATAATACACTGAGGAATAGATCCGGGTTCCATCACATCTTCCATCGAATCAAACACCATCCGAATAATATCATCGGGGGAGTTATCCAGATTCTCATTGACCCACTTTCTCATTGCAGGAAAGTCTTTCTTCTTCAGAGACTCAACCAGTCCCTTCACAGAAAGATTCTGAATCGCCGACAAAAGACCAGCATCGATCTTTCCATTGACTGTTGCATACCGCTGAAACTCAGAGAGGGTCTTGCGGAAGTCAGGAAAGAACTTCATAATAACTTCCGCAACAACCTTCTGTTCAAACTCAATTCCCTCAGTCTTCAGAATATTATTGATGCGTTTCATTAACGCAGCGGCAAGTTTGCTTTTCTGAGAAGATGGGATACTGAATTCGAATGTGGTAAGACGGGACTCGCTCAGTGCAGGAATGATCTTCTTCTTGAAGTTGCAGGTCAGAATAAACCTACAACCCTTGGAGAACTCTTCCATAAAGTTGCGGAGTCCGGCCTGAGTCTCAGGAGTAAGATAGTCTGCTTCATCGATGATAACGATCTTCAGACCACCAGACATTGATACGGTCGATGCATAGGACTTAATTTTGGTCCTTAGTACATCGATACCTCGCTCCTCTGAACCGTTGATGATAATCATATCACAGTTCAGTTCATTACACAGAGCCTTGGCGATTGTAGTCTTCCCCATACCTGGCTTGCCACATAGTAGCATATTCGGAATGTCGTTGAGTTCAACGAACTTCTTGAATGTCTTTTTCAGATCATCAGGAAGAATACAATCATCAATTTTCTGAGGACGGTAGAGTTCCGTCCAGAGTGTGTTACTAATCATATTATAGATCCTCATCACTGTATACTGTTATATCTTGATTTCTTTGTCATATATTAAAACCTAGACCTAGACCAATACCCAGACCCAGACCTAGACCCAGACCCAGACCTAGACCTAGACCTAGACGAAGACCAAGACCTAGACCAACCATCAGATCCAGACCAAGACTCAGACCCAGACCAATACCCAGACTCAGACCCAGACCTAGACCACACCCCTCGTTTGAATCTTGATTTCTTTGTCATATCTATTCAAAGGATGAGTCTGATTCGATAGCAATATAATACTTAACAGGATTACTCTTGGCTGTGAATAAGGCAACTCCCTTGGATGATAGAGTTACGGTGTAGTCATCTTCGATCACCTTGAGATTCGGGATCTTGAGATACACCTTGAATCCACCGGAAGACTTTCCTTCTACTTCAAAGGAACATGAGTGAGAAGTAGGATTGCTCTTGTCAAGCACAGTGAGTTCCAATTCACCATCCTGCTTTGTGATGAGAAGATCTTCCACGGAAAGAACCTGTGATGTCTTCTGAAGACTCTTGATGGTAGCGACAGGAAGTTCGAAGGTGGCTTCCGAGGAAGTGATTGTAATCCGTTTGGTAGGAGTCACAATACGAGAAGGATCGGTGAAGAAATACTTCAGGGTGTTCTTACCATCCTTGACTTCCATATACTTCTCTTTGAAAAGAAGATCCGGATCTTTCGCCAAGGATTCTACTCCCATTAGCTGACGAACATCATAGATTCCAAACGTCTGAGGAAAGGAATCAGTAACAATTGCTTCGGCCAGAATCGTCTTGTTCTCTGGCATAACTCGAATCTCATTACCTTCAGTGAAGACCATCGAGTTATTAATGGTTGAGAAGTTGTTCAGGACTACTTTTGTGAAAGGACTTAGTTTCATAATATCTCCATATTACTATTATACTACATCAGGCACTCGAAGTAAAGCTACCGATCAATTCTCTTTACAAAGACTCCGGGGAATTTGGCTTCCATAAACTTCTTATTGATCTTGCCGTATGGAAGTTTCTTGTTGAGAACGTCCTTCAGCAGTGCAACTTCTTCCTTATGCAAAGACTCAAACAGCAAACTCAGTTTGGCCTTCTTCTTGTCAATCGACAGAGCAGATGCATTGGAGAAGATGTATAGTCGGCGACACTCTTTATCCAGATTGGAATCGACGATCCCTTTGGAGCCTCGTGCTGCCTGAGATTCCTTGTATGTTACATCAGAGTAATCAGGAAAGCTTACATCCGGATTGAACACAGCAGCAAGAAGAATCTGAAGTGAGGGTCGAAGCTTGCCTCGAAGATACTCTGCTCGATGTACCTGATCTAAAATCTCATTAGCTTCTTTTAGGATTTCTGCGGGTGATGACATATACATAATCTCTAGAATTCTCCATTCCATAGTAACGTTTTCATTCTGTTACGTTGCAGATATTTATCGGCCTTGTCAGCAGAACCCAGGATCGGCTTCTCATATGCCAAAAGAATCTGTGCCTTGATCTCCATCGGAATACAATCAAAGTTGATTAGACGATTGTTGCGATCATACTTCTGATAGTAACTCACATCAGTCTTGTATTCATTGAATGCTTCAAGAAATTTGGCAGTGACTCGATTCTGTCGTCGGCCAGCGACAAAGGTGTCATCATCTGAAAGAATATTAGGAATACCATCACCCGAGTCTCCATAGATAATCTTTTCTCTGAGAAATAATACAGGATTACTCTCCACAAGAAACATCTTCTGTACCGGAGAATACTGAGTCACATTAGGATACTGCTGGAGTTGAAGGAAGTCTTTGTCACCAGAGATGATAAGAATCTTTTCTTTGGCTACGGAAGCCAGGACCGCAATGACATCATCAGCCTCGCAGTGAGGTACCACCATAAACTTGTAGGGAAGATTTTCCTGAATCTCATCCTTGAGTTTATTCAAGACCTTGTGAATCTGGTTCCAATCAATATCAGAATTTTCTCTGGCCTTCTTTCGATTGGCCTTGTAGTTTGGGAAGATATCCTTTCTCCAATACTGGTGAGCATCAGAGCAAAGAATAACATCACCATACTCTGCCGAGAATCGAGTCTTGAAGGATCTAATGGCAGTCAGGATCATATGGCGAAGCAAGTCCTCTTCGAGTACAGAGGACTTCTTGACGTTGAGGGACTGCATCATATTAGAGAGGATAATCTGATTCAGATCTATTAATATCATATTATGTACTTTGATTGTGTGGATCAGGAACGAATCCATTGTGGTGATACATATAGGCTAATAGATTTTCGATTTCTGTGATCGAATCGAATTGCGAGGCAGACACGCTGAGGGTGATTCCAACTTCATATGGCATATATTGGATCGCTTCGAATGTGGCACCATTAGGATGATTGTATCTTGAGAAGTCGTAGAAATACACATCAATGAAATATAGTTTGGTAGCAAATCCCTCCCAAACTATTTTCTGGTAGAATGCATCAGCATTTTTAATGTCGCCAACACCATGGTATAATTTGTATCCGGCGGCGAGCAACATATCTTCAGTGATATTCATATTATATCCTTTGTGGTGGGTCCTGCTGGACTCGAACCAGCACTCTTTCCGTTATGAGCAGACCGCTTCGCCTTTAAGCTAAGGACCCAAATCTTAATTACGAATCCATATATTTTGAGTGCATATAAGACTGCTTCGAATCCAGACTATCAATCATCAGGAACTCCTGATATCCTGCCGGATCAAAGTTCTTCTGTGTCATAATAGCAACTTCCTTTGACACAAAGGCATTGTCCTCTGTCAGATACGGATGAGAGAAACCTTGACTCATTTTCTCCCAGCCATTCTCAATCAGGTACAGTACAGTCTTATCGTGCTTCGTTGTGATTTTCATGGTTACTTAATTGCCCGCAGAATTACGGTGTCCGTGTTAATCCTTCCAGTTGGTGTGATGTCATTGGTAGTCAGATTGCCTAGAACTTTCTTCAGAGGAATCTTTCCCATCGAAGGAATAAGAGGCACGAGACATTCTGGCTTTCGAACTTTCTTACCAACAGAGGCATCAGAAATATTTAGTAGAGTACTACCCTTGACAGACAATCCAGAATCAGAAACGTAATTGGTCAGGATACGATATTTGGTATTGTACACCCAGAGGGAAGTTGCTCCGACGATCTCTTTCGGATCAACCGAAGTCAACTTCAGTTCCTCGAAAGACGGCATGTACTTGAAGTACTTGACCAGTTTATCTGGTGTCTTCGCCTTGGTCTTTCGAGGACCGCTGGGTTTGCGAGAAGCCTTCTCAACTTTGGTAGAGAGTATACCAGAGAGAAAGGCCAGGAAGTCTCGCTTCTTCCGGTTGGTAAGATAAGAGTATGCCTCAGCCAGATCAGGATCGCTGGAGGAAAGCACTACCTCATCATACAACTTTTGTACTCGTCGCTGAATCGTAGCCTGAATGTCAGACGTGAGAGTGGGATTGCGTTTGACCCACTGGCCCATGTCAAACTTAGAGACACAGTTGTTCTGAATACAAAAATCAATCTGCTCGTCAATCTGACTCACAAGATCATTGGCATTTTGAATCGCCAGAAGATTCTTCTTGCGGGACTTCTTTTCACCAGCAGAGTCCTTCTGAGATTTAAGAGCACATCCTTCGGCCAGCAACTCAGCCTCAAACTCTTCAAGTTTATTCCCGACCTGAGGAAGCTGACATCCTCTCAGCCAGATCCGAGCCAGAGTTCCTGCCTGAACAAATTGATTATCAGGCAGAGACTCAATCAGCTTCAGATTTCCTGTCTTGATCGAAGAAGGACTCTCGTAGTATTCCAAGAACCACTTCTTCTTCTCTTCCTTTGTGTGAGCCTGGGAGTAATAGTCCAGGAGATTAGCCAGACTAGTATCGGAAGGAGACGGCTCCTTACCATACATGGCTTCAGTCACATTAGCGATTCGACTCATATTATTATTATTATACCGTATCAGAGTTCAGAAGTCAAGGACTATTTTATGCGGACCAATCATCATTGATGAAGTGGCTCTCGGAATGAAACCATGTGAATGTCGCATGAGCGACATCGGTCAGGATGCCACGAGTGAGGCGACGATCCAGGATGTTCTTCCAGTCATCGATGTGGAATTCGGCATCTTCCATCTTCGGACAGTCGATCATATATGTATATGGTTCGCAATCTTCGCCCTCGTAGAGCTTCATAATCAACCAGTCTTGTTTTTCCATATCAACCATACAACCATTATAGCGTATCCAGACAAAGAACACAACCAGAGAATTCTGTTTAGAATCAACAACTTACGGTATCTTGTTCATTCTAAAGGCAATAAAGATTGTTGAGAAAGTTCAGAACTTTCTTCCCTGCGTTTTCAACAACTTAGAGTAAGTTGTTCATTCTAAAGGCAATTCTCTGGTTGTGTTCTTTGTCTGGATATGGCACAATAGTTATATAAGGTTGATATGGAAATGATCAAAGACGCTCTGAAACTCGTGGCGGTATTCTTTATGATGTGGCTTGCGATGGAGATCCTCTAATGTCTGACGAATTCATCTTCAAGTTCGTGGAGTATATCACCAAGGGTAAGTATCGTTGGGTGGGCTGGTTCGCTCTGCGCCAGAAAATGGATGTAGAGACTCCCTGGCACTTCAGCACCTTTGGATGTGGATTCAGCCAGCTGTGGGGAGTATCCATCCATGGTTTCGGACTGGTATTCGAAGTGATTGGGCCATTTGGAGTCAAGAAGAATGTCTGCTAAGAATCTCACCAAGGCAATCCGTCTCATTCAAAAGGCTGGAGTCGAGGTCGCATTTATGGGACACACCTCTGGAATTCCAGATGATATAGGAAACACTCTGCCTTATAATGGATGTGCATATCTCGGTGAGAATCTTATTGATCTCTATGCCGACAATCCAGATGAGGATACAGATCAGATTCTGTGTGTGGTGATTCACGAATACGGTCATCTGGTTGCATATAAATTATATGGTGAAGATCATACAGAGAGAATGGCCTGGGAAATGGGAGTCAATGCCTTTCCCAGCTATTTGATTCCTGAGTGTCTACCTGAAATTCGTGATCGCTGTCTGGCTGAATATGCCGAGCATGGAGTAGAATAATGTTTACCTCTAGAACCAATGAGTTAGGTCTGGTGACCCTCTTCGAACAACGTCCGTTCTGGCATTGCCCCAAGCACGACGAGTACCTATGTGACCACAACGAAAATCCGATGTTGCATTGGTGTTACTCCTGCATAAAAGAGGATAATGATCGTATTACTGCTGTTGCTGGGAGAGCTGAGATGGTGGTACACTATTATGGTCCAACTGAGGAAGGAAAGGGAAAGTAATGCGTGGACAATATTTGTGTAAGTTCTATGTCTCTGACAAACGAGTGTACACCGAAGAAACTATATTCGCCCTAAATACATTTGCTGCTCGGAAGATTATCGAATCCCGATATACAGGAACCTCATTCCGTTGGGCCTCTCTTCCACAGTTAGCACAAAATTCCACAAGCAGGTTTTGATCATATGACCAAAGGTGACCTAAGACGAGTTCTGAATGAGGAGATAAATCACATCTCCGATGATGCAGTTGTATATTTCAATGACACCACGAGTGACACTTTGTTTGAAGTGAATGTCTTGGTAGTGTCTGAAGATGGTCAGAAGATTATTTTGGAAGAGGAGGATGTGTATTGACAATTGGATGGGTGATCGCACAATCAAATCTCAGTGGAGTCTCTGAGTTTCTTAATGCTGATGATGATACTGGTTGGTCTTGGTCAACGGTTCCAAAGAAGGCCACCATCTTTATGGACAAAGAACAGGTTGATGTTTGGTTCCGGGCATTACAGGACAATCCATCTAATACAGTAGAGATCATTCCTGTGGAGATTCATTATTGATGTTAAAAGGCTAGGACCAAAATCCTAGCCTTTCTTTTTGTAGTCCGTCGCATACCATCCAGATCCAGACAACCGAAAGGATGTTCTGGATATTTGTTTTACCAGCGTACAATCCTCAGTACAACTTTCTCTCTGGGTTAGATCAACATCATCCATACGCTGCAAGGTTTCAAATTCAACCTTGCAGCGTTCACATTTATACTCATAGATCGGCATATTTATTTCTTCACTTTATTATAGCAAACATCAGTATCTGATGTCAACGGTTAATTTGATCGGTTGATTGCGCCGTGTTGCTCCATACAATATACTGCCACCGCGGCGATCTTGCGCATATAATCGCCAGCTGGCTGACCGGCCTCATAGTAGAAATCCTGTTTCATCCGGGCCGCGATGACCTCGATGATGGCCAGATGTTCCATGGGACTCTGATCCTTTACTGTGTGTCGTGCCAGACTTTCCTGATAGTCACGCTCAGTATCAATTGCGTGGTATACTTCTGATCGGTTGGTATTCATATGTTCCTATTATATGTTCCTATTATTTGTTCCTATTATATGTCCCCAGCGCAACATAAACATCATCAGGGCTTCTTCGTGAAGAAATCCTATCCACCAGCCGCTGGGTCCAGGATCGTCAAAATCTATAACCCAGCGGTGGTTGACTGGGCCATACATTTCAGTCATCCACGCTATTACTGAATCTATCTGCGGGTGTATCACAACACCTGTCAGGATCCAACATGGAGGTGATCTGATCCAGTGTCTCAGTGATGATGGCATTGTGATCATCAAGCCATAGGTTCATCGTCACCCATCCTTGTCAATAATTCTTCCGAGTGTATCAAACATTTTTTATGTTTCGTTCGGAACACTCTCTTATATCGATTCCCTCCCATATAGGTTTCAATCAACACATCACCATCATCATATTGTTGCTGGGTGATTGGCTTCTCACACCAATCACACCATTCACAACAGATCCACAGATCATCCGCCGTGGGCAGCGGAAAGTCTTTTATTAGATCTACTTCACAGGACATACGCCTCCAGCTTCACAACCCAATCCACCAAGTTCTTCTTCTGAGTATCCAATCATTACATTGGTCAATGGTTTGATCTTTCGTTTCAACTCATTATATTTAGACTCATCGATCTGTTCATATGGAGCCTGAACGAATCCGTGTTCGCTGTGTAGAAGAAATGATACTGTTTTTAGAGAATTTGTATAGTTGTTCTTCAACCATTCTCGAATCTCGGACAACTCTTCCTTCTTATAATACACAGTCACGGACACCGAATTATCAGACCAAAGAGTCTGCATCTTCTTAACCAGTTCAAGTTGATCTGTGGCCTTCATATCCTTTGCAAGAACTGTTTCGGCAGAGTACTCACATGGGAAAGAAACCACCACAGTATCTCGACTCTCCGTACCATCAAAGTTCTTGGCATACTCTATGTGATATCCCAGCTGCCTACAGGTGGAGACTAATGCGTCTCCTGATGACATACGAACTCGTCTAATGAAGAACCTAGAGAATCCTGGATGAACACCTGGTGTGGATCCTGCCAACAAACTCAAACTTCCTGAGGGCTTTACTGTGGTCAGACGAATACTCTCGGGCCAACCACATTGTTTGGACCATACCTTGTCGAACTTTCGTAGTGCTTTGTAAGTCGGATCGAGCCATTCAAGTTTATCCTTTGACTGACAGATACCTGTGATACCGATACCAATCCTCATATTCTTATGGACGATCTCATTGGTCTCTTCGTGAATGAATGGCAGAGCACAGATCGCTTTTTGAGTCTTGTATAGCAGAGTTGCTGCTTCCAAAAGTTCTTCCTGAGAAGAAATATTATTCAGGTAGAGTTCTGATAGATTACAACATTCCTTATCACCTAGAATGATTTCTGCACA